ACCGCCGGAACAAGATTGTAAATTCGTTCGGCAACGGAAACGCCGGACTCATAGAAGTTTTCCTCCCATAGCATACACGCCATGACGGTTCGACGGAGCTCCTGCTCCGGTGTAATTATTGACGCCCGCCCGCCCTCATGAGTGAGCGGTTGAGTGAGCGGGAATGTGGTGGCGATAGTTCGGTTTGTTTTCATTTTTCTCCTCCTTGTGCGATAAACTGTACAACATATTTTATTTTTCCGTTTTCGTCGCGAACGCATGACTTTCCTGTATCTGGGGCAACAACACAATGCTTATCCAACACAGGATGCGATTTTCTTTCCAGTGCCGCCAGTACCATGAAGGATACAATTACAATAGACCCCTCGTTCTCTGGATCGTCCAGCCACTGTGGAATGCCAACAATTTCTCCAAAAACCTTATGCCCAATCGGGATTTCCCCATATTCCATTGAATTCGCGGGTTCTCCGAGAGACACTCTTTCTTCGACACGAATATTACCGTGAGACGGGATCGTAAATTCACGGTAATTAATTTCGTGTCCGGTAAAGTTGAACACTTTTCTGTTTTTCATGCCACTCCTTTCTCTATGAGGGTAAATAGAAATACGGGAAAATTTAGTCAGGGACGAATCAATTATAATCAGTAAGTGAAGTTGAAGTAGCCCTGACAATCACCACGTATTATATGATTTCCGCCGGGGAATAGCTCGGAAACAGCCGTTTTTCCGGCAATCTTGAAGGTTTGTGAAGTATCTGCTTCCTTCGCCACCGTGGCTTTCACACTTTTTATTTGGGGAAGAAATCGCAAATGGAAAAATTCTCTAGTTGTGAAGTGAAGTATCCATTCGCATCGCCACCAAAAAGTTATCAACGTTCTGATTTATTTATGCCTATATTATACTCATGTATTTCCATTTGTCAAGTACCAATTTTCCGTTTTCGCGATAATCGCGAAAACGATATCGCGAAAACCGCGAAAACGATATCGCGATAATCGCGAAATCTTTAACAGATATTACTACATAGATTACAACAAACATACCGATTGGCGAAAACGAAAAATAAACCGACAAAAGAAACTGTTTTCCTTGTCGGTGTTTCTCTTCTAAAATCGCAAATTCACCATGGAAATCCCGGTCTTTGTCTATCCAGCTTCACCCAAAACAAAAATAAGACTATGCGCAAATAATTTGGTTTGGGTTGGTGGTTGCTTATTTGTCCGCTTTGGCGTATAATGTTCAGTGGTTGAATATTTCCGGGAATTGCCATTAGGAGTTAATTTGCAACAGAGGAAAAATACCCGAAAAACGATTGTAAGTGAGGAAATCAGGAATACTGTGATTGAACTGCGCAAGCAGGGCATGAACTATGCTGATATTGCCAATGAAGTTGGAATCCACATGGATACCGCGCGTAGCGCAGTCAATACCTATATGATTCGATTGCAGGCGAGAACACTTGAATCGGCAGATGAATTGCGGAGGGATGATTACAGCAAATTGAGCATGATGCTGGACGCAATTTGGGATAGGGTTTTGGAGGGCGAGTTGGGGGCAATTGACCGGGCAATCAAAATCCTTGAACGACGTGCCAGACTGATGGGGTTGGATATGCAACAACAAAATGCAATCTTGATGGCACTTAACTTGGAGCGCTTGACCGATGAGCAACTCGAACAGATTGCCGCTGGCGCAAATCCACTTCAAGTCCTGGCAAACTCTGGCGTGGAGCCGGAAATCAATATGTCGGCATATAAAAGGTCATTAAAAAGCGACGATGAGGTTCTTGATGCCTCATTTGTTCCGCTTGATGAGGGGGGCGGAGAATGACAACTCCTGTCCAGGTGCGCGCAAAGGCACTCCTCTTGCAACGCCAACGCAACCGTGTCGGCGGGAAGGTTCTTTCCCGTTATTCAAAATTCAAGCACACCTATTGGAACGATCCCGTTGGGTTCGTTAATGATTGCATTATTTGGGATAACGAGGGCGATGGAGCTACCGAATACCAAAAGCTTATCCTATCACAATTGATGAAAGAGCGCAGAATCGCGGTACGCGGACCCCGTGGACTTGGTAAAACAGCTTTCGTTTCGTGGATTATTCTTTGGTTCGCATTGACAAGGGACGGAAAAGACTGGAAGGCAATTGCAACCGCTGGAAGCTGGCGACAGTTGACAAAATTTCTTTTTCCGGAAATCCATAAGTGGGCAAGGCGCTTGCGATGGGGAAAAATTGGGCGCGCCCCATTCCGCCCAAAAGTCGAATTGATGGATTTGTCACTTCGGTTATATACCGGAGAAGCCATGGCAATTGCATCAAACAATCCAGACCTGGTGGAAGGCGCGCATGCCGACCATCTTTTATATGTGTTTGATGAAGCAAAGTCAATTTCCGATTCTGTGTTCGTTGCGTCCGAAGGAACTTTTGCAAACGCGAACATTGGGGATCGAGAAGCGTTTATCGTTGCCGCATCTACCCCCGGAGAGCCGTTTGGGTGGTTTTATGACATCCACTCGAAAAAGCCAGGATTTGATGATTGGAAGCCAATTCATGTTACGCTGGAACAAACAATTCAGGCGAATAGAATTTCCCCAGCGTGGGCAGAGGCGAGAAAATCACAATGGGGAACTGATTCCCCCATGTATCGCAATTATGTCTTGGGAGAATTTTCGACCACTACCGCAGATGGGATTATTCCCGTGTCTTGGATTGAAATGGCACGGGAACGGTGGGAGGAGTGGCGCGACAATGGATTCGGTGGAACAGTTACAAGCATTGGGGTTGATGTCGGTTCCGGCAAGGATTCCAGCGATAAAACCATTGCGGCGGTTGTCTCCGATTATGTCAAGGTGCGTGAACTGGTTGAATTCCGCTCCAATGACCCGCGAACTTCGTTGATGGAAATTACCGGAAAAATCGTCAACTTATCCAGGCTGTATCAGCCCGGATATATTATTGTGGACACCATCGGAATTGGCGCCGGTGTCGTTCATCGTTTACGGGAGTTGGGATTTCCGGTGGACGGATTTATCGCAAATTCTGGCACCGAACTAACAGACAAGAGCGGACTCGTGCGGTTCGCAAACTGGAGAGCGGCGGCATGGTGGTTGTTCCGGGAAATGCTGGAACCGGACGGAAAATTTGGCGTTTGCCTTCCACCAGATACAGACGAAACCGATTTGATAGGCGACCTGACTGCGCCAACCTATAAGGTGATGAGTAATGGGAAAATTCTTGTAGAAAGCAAGGAATCTGTTAGAAAACGACTTGGCAGATCAACCGATTATGCCGATGCCGTGATTATGGCAATCGTTGGGATTGCGCTTTTGCAGGAAGCGCAAGAATCGGAAACGGAATATTCTATGGACGTTAACAAAAAACCGCTTGGTGGTTATTAGAAAAGGAGGTACGAAATGGACTGGAAGGAAAGACTCGCCAGGTTTCTCTTGAAACCACAACTCGAAAAAATCAACTACGTTTTAGAGGACTTAATTGACCGTTATAGATATATGCCAATTGTTCGGGAAAATGATCCCGAACAGGTTATCGCGGCTTTGCAGGAAGTTGACCCACAACTGTATGATTATTACTTGCGCCAACTGCGATACAATGAACTTGGCGTTGAATTGACAGAAGGTAACCGCTTGCAGGCGGTGAATGAGTCCCGGATTCTATATGTCCGGGATGTTGTAACGCAAACGATTATCAACCTTTGGACGGATTATGCGTTTGGTTCAGCCCCACAGGTTGTCCCAATAGATACCAATGCGCGGGCGGACTGGAATGAGTTTTGGAATGCCCGCGAAAATGACGCTGTCCTTGGCGTCAGGAACATCAAAAGCCTTTCTTCTACTGTTTTAACAGATGGTGAGATTTTCTTTGTGTTCTTTACGTCAAGGCAGGATGGGAGGATTACCAGAATCCGCACCATCCCAACGGAAGAAATACGGGAAATTATTACCATGCCGGGTGACTCTTCAACCGTTTTATATTACCGCCGGGAATATCGTGATGAACAGGGTCAGGTTTATACGATGTATTATAAAGACTGGCGCGCCACGGATGACGAATTAGACCAGGCGAATTTGCCGGACGATGCCATTCTTGCGCATCGTGTTCGGGGAGATATGCAGATTGGAACGGACGTTTGTATATTACACGCCGCCCACAACCGGCTTGGAAAATCAAGTCGCGGTTATCCTCTAATGACCGCAGGAGCCGCGTGGAGTCGCGCTTATCGGGATTTTGTTCAGGATAGAGCAAGCGTAGCGCGTGCAGCCGCTTCTGTGGTCGAAAAAATCAGAGCAAAGAGCGGTAGTCGTGGAATTGACCTGATTCGCGCCCGGATGGAAAGTTCTTTGGTGACTTCTTCTGGAAGCGCGTTTGATAAAAACCCGCCATCTACGGCAGGTGGAATGTGGATTGAAAATGATGCTGTATCGAGAGACTGGATGAGTCGCCCAACAAACGCCGGAGATGCCGCCGTTGATGGAAACGCTCTTCTGGCGCAGGCTGGATTGGCAGGTAGGGTATTTCCACACTACCTTGGGCGCGGCGAATCATTCCGGCTGGCAACCACAACCGCCATGGAACGCCCAACACTGGAAGCGTTCAATGGATACCAGGTGTGGTGGATTTCTGTGTTCAAGGATATTGCAAAGATTGTACTTGGGTTTAGGGAGAAATATGGCGCGGTTGAATATTCAACCACCGAAGTTGATGTTCAGGTCGAGGCGATTGTGCTGACTGACATTTCACAGTTGGGGTTCTTTATGCAGTCAATTAACCAATCTTTGATTGCTGGT